GCCAGTCGTCCGGCAGCTTCTTGAACAGGTAGTCGTTCAGGCGGTGAAAAGGCTTGGTGTCGCCATGGCTTGGGTTCCAGCCTGTCCACATGTTCAACGCCATTGCGCCGCCCGGCAGCGTTACGTTCTGTTCTTCCGTTGACGGATCAAATACGACGCTAGAATAAATTCTGTGCTCTGGATGGGTCAGCCATTCTTCGGCGACGTTGTATGTCTTGACGCTATTTCCGTTGCCCGCCGCCTGTGTGACTTTCTCGTTTCCGAACCGGCTTCCTCTTACGAAATCAGCTTTAGGTAAGAAGGCCCTGTTTTTAAGATCGTACACCAGCCCTTCGCCATCAATCCAAGCCGCCTCGGTATTCATACGCCGAACCGCCGCATCAATCTTGCGCATGGGCACTGCCGCGCCTTCGACAAGGGCGTGAAGCGCCTGTATGCCGTGTGCTACGATGAAGTCATCAACGCCTTGCTTCGATCCGTCGAGATCGTCGGGCAGGCTCACTAGGAACACTTCGCCGCCGCGCTTTAAAGATATTTCAGATGCAAGACGGTCTTCGGCGACACGTATATTCGGGTTCTTGGCGCGGTCACTATCAAACAGGATGATAGCCGAACGCGTCGACCAGCGAATATCCTCAAGCAGCTCAAGGAAGCGTCCGTCATCCATGAAGTTGTAAACACCGCCAAGCCCGATTGCCGCCACGCCGTTGACTGCCAGTGCCAAGGCTTTCTTCTCGCCTTCCGTAAACACGATGGGGTAGGTTGGGTCAGCAAACACGGTCTGCCAATCCAGACCATCGGCTAGGGGGAAATATGGCATAACGCCGGACGAGCGCGGTTGGTCATAGCGTCGTATCTTGCGGCCCGGCATGGCCTTGGTGTGGTATCGAACGCGCGCGAACTCTTCTAGCTTGCCGTCTCGCCGGAACTCCATAACGCGCTGAGTACGCGGGTCAAGGTAAGGGAACACCGTGACTGGCGAACTCTTGAATTCGGAGAATACGTCCTTGCCGTTCGCTTCAAAGTAAATCCCTGCCATCTCGGCTTGCTCCTCGGTGATGCCGGAACGCGCTAGGTCTTGTATGAATTGGTCTTCCATCGCGAACTCCCGGCGCAAGCGCCACTTATTTCATTAAACACGGCGGGCTGTCAACAACCGCGCGGGCAACGCTCGGGCTTGAAGCCTTTTGACTTTACCCAGCCGCGACCGCCGCATATGCGACAACCAGCGGGGGCTGGGCTAACGCCAAGCATTTCGTCGCGAGCGCGCTTTAAAGCCTTAAGCATGGCTCCGGTTCCGCCGTGATCCGGGTGATCCGCTTTCACCTTGGCCGCGTAAGCCTCACGCACGGTCACAGCGTCCGCGTCTGGTGATACACCCAACGTTTCGTGGGGTGTCATGTGCGCACCAGCGGGGAGCCGTTCTCAATCTCCAACCGTTCGAGCACGCGTGCCGCTTCGGTCTTGCCTATGTCAAGGTGCATCTGCCAGCTAACAGGCCTGCCCTGTGCGTCTTTCGTCATGCGGGCTCCGCCGGTCATCACGGCAAAGTTGACGCGGTGTGCCGCTACGCCGTTCTTCTTGCGGGACATACTGACACGAACCGAATTCGTTTTCGACGCTAGCTCTGCAGCGGTCAGCTCGGTCGGGCACGCCGCTACGCCGAGCATCTCTTGCGCAACAAACGTGCTCATGTTCTCGACCATGTCCCACACCGCGTCCATGCCGACAAGGTCGTGCACCCATGGGCTTGCGTCTTCAAGGTCCATACTGTCGGCGCGATACAGCACAAGCCGCACGGAGTAGGGCACGCTTCGACCGTCGGACGAACCGTGCTTTAGAAGGCCACGATATATGTCCTTTAAAGATGTCATGAGGCTGTTGAAGCGGGCGGCCTCTTCGACTTCGTAGGGTAGGGTTGCGAACACAAGCTCGGCGAGCCGCAACGCCGCTTCGTCGCGTTCTTGGATCATCTCTTCTTGGGTCACGTCAGGGCTCCTACAATCTCGGCGATACGCCACATAGTCGGCTCGTCTAGCATAATCAGGTGCTCGGCGTCCCAACGGTCTCGCCATGCCAGCTGTATTTTCCCGCCGTCTGCCGCTTCGACGGTGCACGCCGTCATGGCCTCTTCGTCGGTCTCGGGGCGGGGTAGTCCGGTGTGTGGTGCAAATACACCGCGCGACGAACGCTTGAAATGCGCGATCATTCTGGTTCTCCTTTGGGTTGCTCGGATGACATAAGGACTTGAATTGCGGCGTCTGTCAACTCCACGCCGTCGACCTGCACGGCCCACTCCACCGCTTCGCCGTTGTTTTCTGCCCGTATACACTCCATACGCGGTCGGGCGACGCCGTTGCGGTAGCCTATTGTTTGGACGCGAGGCAGCGGGCGTTTGCGTTGCTCGAAGAATACCCTGAATAGCGCGGACGCCGCCGCTTCGGCTGTAGCTAGGTCTTTAAAGCGTTCAGTTGTGATTTTCATCTCGATTGCTTCCTGCACTGCATAAGTTTCTCGTGCGGGGTCAGCTCGCACGGGCGGCTGTAGTGTATAAGCCCGCCGACAAGGGCAAATGCTGTTGCAAGTAGGGCTACATAAATACCGGTCATTTCGGTTGCTCCTTAGATTTCCGTGCCAGAATGTTACCACTGGCCTTGTCATCGCACATTTCATACCACGTGCCGGACACTGTCAAGCGTCCGTGTTGTTTCAAATCGGCCCACGCATCCACGTACTGCATGTGTGTTGGTCCTTGGCGTACGATATTCAGGCTTGCCGCAAACCAGCCGGGGCGCTCACCAGCGGGCTCTATGTGCCACGTCAAGGCAACGTGTTGCGGTCCTTCGACGCCGCGCCGCTTGGCCAATATGAACGCTTCCCGTCCGGGCATGGTCAAAAGCTCAATTCGTCGCAATACGGGTCAAACGCGACACGCTCCGACAACACAGCGTCAACGTGCTTCTGCAGAACGGCCCACTGCCTGCTGCCACGTTTCACAAACCGTGCGCCTGTGCGTCGGGTGATGCGCCGTGCGTCGAATAGCTGGCCTTGGTCGTCCGTCCACAGAACAAACGTCGACGCTGGATAGTCATCCAGTGTCATATCCGTGATTATGGTCGCACCAGTGTGGCTCGTATCAATGTGCACCTTTAAAGCTCCTTGTTTAGTGTGAAATAGCTATCCCGCTCGGGCACGCTTACCCTCTTAATGACGTGTACGCGTCATTGTATTCCCGCCCGGGGCATTCAGTGTAATCTTGATAGACATCTTTAAAGCTCCTTACGTAGTCTGACTGTGTTAAACCGAATGAACGCAAACCGTGGGGCCGCTTGGCCGCCAGCGTGCGCGCTCTGCCCGTGCCCGCCCATACACCGCCTGCCAGTAGTGCGCAAGCGTAGTGGTTTACACGTGTCAACTCGGTGCGTCGCTTGGCGCGCAGGATCAAGGCGACGTCGCTCATAGGACGTCCTCCCTGTGTACTGCGCCAGTGTATAGCAGGTCATTCGGCGCGTAGTCGACGCTGCCCTTATCACTTGTCGGGGTCATGACATAATACGCCCTTACCCTCCCGCACGGCAGCATGTTAACGCGTGTAACGACATACAGCACTGTACCGGTTGGCGGCCCTGCCAGTATGGCTCCCGGTTTAAGGTCACGTGCCCTAATGCTGGCGAATACTACGTGTAGTGACATTTTCAATACTCCTCTTTTGCTAACTCGACGGCCTTTGCGTACTCCGCATTGACCCAACTAACCGCCGCTTCGTCGTTCTCGAATTCTGGATTGCGCGACAAGTGAACAGACGGGATGACAACAGCGCGTGCCGGGTCCAGTCCCAAGAGGGCTCCGTACGCCTCACGTTGTGCCGCTGCGTCGCCATGCCAACGCTTACCGGCCCACGGCCATGCAATGTACCCTTGCCTCTCTTCTGGCGTCCGCGCCAGTGCGTAGGCTGTACCAAACATTATCTCACGTTGGAACGCTGGGTCAGTGAGGGCCCAGCACGTGCGCGACAGGTCAAGCGGCTGGGTATCCATACGTACAGCTGACATTACCGTTGTGCGGGTCTGCCCGGCAACGGGCTGCATGGCCATGCCAATGAACAGTTCAACAGGGTGACCGGCGGCCTGCAGCTTGCGAAGCAAGGCCAACGTTGCCACGCCGCGCCGTTCTATGACGGAGCTGCCAATCCCTCCTGACGTCGTGACGTCAACAACGATTGCCAGCGGCGCTGGAGCCTCACGCTTGACGCGTCGCCGCATGGCCATAGGTACTCCTGCCAGATAAGCGGGAACGTCTGCCAGCGAGCCCGTCACGGCGCGTTCTGTAACGGCCTTACTGTCGGCCTCAAAAACGATTGTTTCCACCGCGTCCAGCATTCGGTCAGCACGTGGAACAAGTGTAGCGTCGCCGTGCAACAGGCAGCGCATGACGCCCGGTGATGTCTTTAAAGACGCATTGGCTGGGTACCACGCGGCCAATTCGTCGAGACCGTCGAAGGTTACCGTAGCTACTTCTACCCCGCGTCCCTCAATACGTATTGTGCGTTCACGTATCATTTCACTTCCCCAATAAGCTCGCATTGCGCTGGCGACAGGTCGGCGAGGAAAGTCAGCCGTGCCGCTTCATCCGGCGTCATGCCCCCCGCAATCAACTTGGCACCTGCCTGTGACGCGCGCGGCGTAATCAGCACCTTTAGCCCTTCTCGCTGCGCGCGTTGGCGTGCGCGTTGAACGCGTTCACACCAAGCCGCGTTGCCGCTCATTCTCATTTCCAGCTCTTCATCATAGCCCCATGTAATGCGTGCTCCAAAGCGCTGCAAGAACGCTGCGTCTATCCGTGTACGGCCTACATACTCTTGTGTTGCGCCTGCACCGAACGTGTTCGCCGCTCCGATACACCGAAAGTCACTATGCGCTTTCACCTGCTCGCCGCTGGGCAGTGACATCAGGCCGTTGGCAAGCGCGGCGTTCAACGCGAGCAACGCCTCATTGCTGCCAGCGTCAAGTTCATCAAGGAGGATAAGCCCGCCGTCGCGGAAGGCGCGAATGAATGGCGTCTCGTGGTACTGCCCGCCAGCGTCGACAAAGCCCGTTAGCTCATGAGCCATTGTCATTGCGCCCTGCAATTCGAAGCGCAAGCCCAGCGCCTCCGCTGCCTGTTGTGCGCCGTGCGTCTTACCGCTGCCTGACGGTCCGGCGATCCACACATGCAAACGCGCGTCGAGTGACTTAATCAGTGTAGGTAGCATTTCATGCGCCAGCCCTTCCACGGTGCGCTTCTCACCATCGGCGGGCTGCAGCTCTATCGTCTCAACGCGGCGTGTCTTCAAAGCTGCATCTATACGCTCAATCGCCTTGTCCAGACCCTTAATCCGCACTGCATGCTCCCCCGCCCTGCCCGCGTGTGGCACGAGGGCGTCCGCTATCATGCGGGCAATCGTGTCCTTGTCGACGGCGCTGGTGCCCGTTGTGCCTTCTGGTGTGGCCTCTGGTGTGGCCTCTGGTGTGGCCTCTGGTGTGGCCTCTGGTGCCTTCTCGGCCTGCTTTTCGTCAGGCAGTTGGGCAAGCCCGCGAAGGAATTCCCGCGCCTCCGACGTATCTTTAAAGCCCCATGACTTAGACGCCGGGAGCCAACGCCCCCCATTGGCGCGGAGCCCGTGCCGGATTGGCCAAGTGTTGCCGCTCAATTCCAGCTCGCCCGTGCGGACGTTCAAATTGATTGTGTGTGCGTGTGTCATCGTATTCGCTCCTTATACTGCCGATTACTCGGCAAGCTCCAATGGTGTGTGACGCCCTTCATTATCATAGTCGCTGCAGACTGGGCAAAGCGGCAGGCCATTGGCCGCATGTTTGGCCGTGATGCGCACCGTGTAGTCACACACTGGGCACGCTGCCTTGAGCAAGTAAGTTTTAGCTACCTTGCCGCGTGCCGATGGTGACAGCGCCGCGTGGGGATACTCGCCAGCCGCCGCAATTATATCGCCCGCCCAATCCCAGAACGCTGGCCCGGCGTGCGTTGACGTAGGCCTACCCTCAAGCCCTATGGCCGCCGCGATTTGCGGAAATGGCCGCTTGTGGCCAATGGCCGTACCTAGGACGGCGTGGATAAGCTCATGAGCCAAGATATCGGCAACCTCGCGCGCGTCACTCTCAACAGGTGAGATATAAATCTCGGCGTGAGCGTCGCCGCTACAGCCCGCGTCCCAACACTGGCCACGCACGCGACGCTTGCTGCCGGGCAGGCCGCCCTTGCTGGGCCAGCCGCATGACACGCGCCACGGGCCGCAATCCACAGGGCTCGCGGTGACTTGTTCAGCGGCGGCGAGGATATGCGGGATCATTTGCTCGCCAACGGTTTCCAGCCAACGTTCGCGGTTGGCCAGTGCATTGTCAGTGTTCGGAGTATGGGTCATTGGATTGGTTCCTTGTGATGGGTGTGGATTAGGCCGGGAACACCGCTAAGACTTCAGTCACGGAGTGCATTAGCACCGAGATGACAAAGCCGGACGCGGCGAGGGCGAGGGCGATTGAAACGAGGGTTTGGGCTGGAAATTTCATAACTTGGGCTCCTTACTGTGTCGCCATTATACAGCGCGAATGTTTAAAGGCAAGTTAAATGCCAATTTTAGTTTTCCGTGTCGGGGAGGCGGAACCGCTATGCCGCTTTGTAATTAAGACTTAAATTGCTGTTTTTCGATAAAAATGAGTGGGGTCAAAATCCCTCTGTAGAGTACCCCAAACTGTTATTACTCTTATCTCTTACTTATAATAACAGTTTAGGTAATTCTAGAACACGTAGCGCGACGAGGCTGTAATATAGTTTGTGCAAAGAGCATTAGCGCCCCCGGCCAGCCCGGCCCAGCGGCCCAGCCCCCACACAAAAACATTACCAAGCCGCTAATACACTATGTAAAAGTGCAATAGCGTTTATTGGCCCTAGGAAGCCCGTGGAGCGCAAGTAGCGTTCTGGGCTATGTCGGTATCAAAAAACCCGCCAAGCGATTTGATCACTGTTTGTTCCAGAAGTGTGTCAAGCCCGTCCCAAAGCGGCACGGCGGCACGGCGGCCCAGCTGCCAAGCTGCCAGCCCAGAACCATGCCAGCCCGGCCACGCCAGCCCAGAACCACGCCAGCCCAGCGGCCCAGCCTGCCAAGCTGCCAGCCTGCCAAGCTGCCAAGCTGCCAGCCTGCCCAGCCTGCCCAGCGGCCCAGCTTTAAAGCTGCCCATGCCTTCCCGCCAGACATTGCCGCAACCTTCCGCGTACTGACCAAGCCCAGCGGCCCAGCGGCCCAGCCTTTAAAGCACCGTACGCGGAGTAACGCGGCGAGCTGGGCGGCCCAGCCTCCCGGCGACCCCCCGGGGGCGGGGGGGGTGGTTCGGGCGTGTTGGGGTTTGGGGTGGTAAGGCCGCCGTAGATAATACATACAATTTTTCAACTTCTGTAATGTATCCAAGCGGCGAAGCATTAGCACCCCTACCCAACCACAAAACCAGCGCATCCGGGCAATAGCGCGTCACAAGTGAAATACCGCTTGACACGCCCTCGTGCGCGTGGTTTCTCAAACCATGACAGACACCCCGCCCGCCTCCAACTTCATCAACCCTGCCGCCCTGCAATTGCAGCGCCAAGCGGCGGAGCTGCCCGGTATTGCGCCAAATGGTGAGTTCTTCGCGACCGTGGGCCGGAAGTATTTGAAAAACGCCGGACTGGCCGTTTTCGAGATGCTTGGTGGCGTGGACAGCTTCGCCGTATGGGCGGAAAAGAACAAAAGCGATTTCTACACCAAGATTTATCCGAAACTGCTTGACAAATCCGTCGAGATAACGGACCTTCGCACAATCGAGGATGTTATATCTGATCTGGACGAAAACACGATTGACGGGGAATACGAGCGCATCTAGGGTTACTGGACGCACGCTGTGTTCTGCTCCTTCACGGCTGTGCGTAGCGGCGAAGGGCTCCCCGGTACCTTCGCCGCACCCACAGGGGAAACCGCATGTTGAAATTCTTTAAAGCCCTGCTGACCAAGTTCCGGCACCTCCGCAAGAACCGCGACGTGCACGCCCGCACCGCCGCCGCCTTCGCGAAATACGTGGCGGCGGAGTATGGGCTGAAAGTTGGGCCTCCGACACTCGGCCCGCCAAAGGGTGACTGGTGTGCGTTCGGCAACGGCTGGACCTTCGAGACGGCGACGCTGTTCATCGACTACCGGAAAGTGTTCTCACACAGTCACGTCAGGGCCGTATTGAGCGGCATGCCGGACGAAGCAGTCGTAGGATTGGAATTCTATGCGCATTCGTGACATTGGCAAGAATCCACCAAAGGTAACCGTTGAGCCCGTCGAAGACGTCGCTGCGCGTATCGCGGCTTACCGAGCCGACTTCCCGCTGTATGCGGAGCAGTGCCTGAAGGTGCGCGACAAGGGCGCACAGGTGGTGCCGTTTATTTTGAACACCGCGCAGGTATACATCCACGAGCGTATCGAGCAGCAGCGGCGCGAGTTCGGTTATGTGCGGGCAATGATTTTGAAAGGCCGTCAACAGGGCGCATCCACTTACGTGGAGGGGCGGTATTACTGGAAAACTACGCTTTTTCGTAACGTGTCGACCTACATCATGTCGCACGAACAGTCATCTGCTGACGCGATTTTCCAGATGGTTGATCGCTATCACAGGAATAACCCGCTGGCACCGAAGACCGGCACGTCGAACGTCAAGGAGTTGTCGTTTCCGAAGCTGGGTTCTAGCTACGCAGTGGCAACGGCTGGATCGCAGGCGACCGGACGCGGACGGAATACCCACCTGTTTCACGGCTCCGAAGTCGCGTTCTGGAAGGCAGCGGCGGAGCACTTTAAAGCCTCGGTCCAGTCGGTCGCGCTGTTGCCCGGCACGGAAGTCATTCTCGCAAGTACGGCCAACGGACCGCAAGGCGAGTTCTGGCGGCGCTGGCAGGACGCCATCGGCAGGATCGGCGACTACATCGCTATTTTCGTGCCGTGGTTCTGGACACCCGAGTACCGTCGGCGCTGCGACGCCAACTTCGAGCTTGACAGCACGCCCGAGGATGGCGACCTGTCCGAAGTCGAGTACGCGGAAGTGTACAATCTTGACAATGAGCAAATGTGCTGGCGTCGATACAAGATAATCGAACTTGGCAGCTTGGCGGCGTTCCGGCAGGAGTACCCAGCCTACGCAGACGAAGCATTCCAGTCGGCGGAGTCCGGCGGCCTGATAAGTTCCATGGCTGTGCTCCGGGCACGGAAGCGGAAAGTCGAATGCACAGGCCCGCTGATTATGGGCGTTGACCCTGCGGGCGATGGTGCCGACCGATTTGCCATCGCGTTCCGGCGCGGCCATAAGTGCGAACGCATCCTGTCGCGCACCAAGATAACCGAGCCCGAGGCTCTGGCATGGGTCAAGGCGCTTATCGACGAACACAGGCCAGCTGCGGTGTTTATCGACAGTGGCGGCCTCGGGCGCTACCTTATCGGGTTTTTGAAGGCGGATTTCGACAGGTACGCGACTATCGTTCACGCGGTGAACTTCGGTTCAACGTCGCAGGCAAAGCTGGCTTACCCGAAGCGGGCGGGGCCGAAGAACCGTCGTGCTGAAATGTGGGAGCGTTTGAAGCGCTGGCTAGAGAGTGACGACGGCGTCCAGATACCAGACGATGACGCGCTTCACGGCGACCTTATCAGTACACAGATCAAACCCGAGTTGAATAACAACCTGTTGCTCATGTCGAAGCAGGAGATGCGTTCGAAGGGCTTACGGTCGCCGGACCTTGCAGATGCCCTTGCGCTCACCTTCGCAGATACGGTATACGTGCCTGAGTGGTCAGAGAAACGGCCAACGCAGGACATTGCCAGCCCCGACGACTTCGTGGTACGCAGTTCCGGCGAAGATTATTCAAGCGGCGATATGGAAGCCGGGCGCAACTCGTGGATGGGGCTTTAAAGCACATGGCAAGACAAATACGCGAGCAAGAAGGCTCTATGGAGACCGCAATTTACGACGTCAGCTCAACAGCCGACCGTGAAGGCCGCGAGCCTGACGACGCCGGGCAGAAGTGGGCGTTGCCTGATGACTTCGACAGCGAGCAAGAGTTCTGTAGGCACGCTGTGAAGCTCTATGACGCCGACCAGAGTGCCGACGTGCTCAACACGCAGGCCATGGTCGACGATTTCCAGTTCGTCGCGGGCAAACAGTGGGACAAGTCCACAGAAGCCAAGCGCATCGCCAACCGCAAACCCGTCCTGACGATCAACCGCCTCCCGGCGTTCATATCGCAGATTGTCGGTAACCGGCTGTTGAACCAGACGGTTATTCAAGTGTTGCCAGACAAGAACGGCACCAAGGAGAT